GTAAATACAAAATCTTCAACTAAACATGGTACAGATTTTACAGTACCATCATAAACAAAAAAACCTCCTGCTTGACCCATCCACCAAACAGCTCCGTTTGCATATTTAATAGAGTGCTGACCTATAGCTCCACAATTACTACCAACTTGTCTTATAGAAAATGTAAATGGAGGACCGACAAATTGCATTACATAAGCTGAAGTGTCAGTTAGTATTAAAATATAATCCTTACCTCTTACAGCTCCTACTATTCTTGTACCTGAATCTATTCTAAATGTACCTGCGGTGTTAACTGAAGTTGGAGTATAATCAGATATATCCTCTTGATCTGAAAATCTAATAAACATTTTATCTTGAGTATTTGAAGTTCCGATTGTAGTTTCTGTTCCAAGTATTACTAAATGTCTATCTCTTTCAGAAACAATAGACATAACAGATTTAGTTGGTGCTCCACTTATAACGGTTGCTCTTGTAGTTAATGCAGCTGGCGCAGTACTTATAGTATCCCACTCAAAAGTTTTACCATCTTTTATTGTTGCAATTAATTTTGACCCAAAGTGATCTAAAGACCATGAAGCAGATTCTAAAGTTACTCCACCAGTCAATGATGCAGTTCCCCATCCAAGATAAGCTTCAACAGAAGCCCCACTTGCATGAGCTGATCTTGTGCCTGCCACACCTCTAGTAATTCCAGTTAAATCATTTGTAGAAATTCCAGTATACGAAATAAACTCAGCTCCAACTTTTATAGTTCCAGTTGTTGGAAAACCAACAACAGAAGATAGTGTAATTGAAGTTCCTGAACCTCCAGTTCCAGCAGTGTCATCTTGTAGTAAACCATTTAAAGTTGAGATAACTCCTGCCGACCCACCCCATCCAGAAGTACCATAACCAAAACCAGCAGTTTGATTTAATGGTCCTACTTTAACATAAGGATTTATTGTTGCTGATCCACTTGCTGCAACAGTTGTATTAGCATTAGCCGCCATAGTAATTGTAAATGTATCTTGACTCGGTGCTGTCACAATTTCAAAAGTATTTGTAGTAAAATCTGCACCTACATAACCAGCTCCAACTGGTGGTGTTACAGAAGTAAATCTAATTAAAGCACCTGCTAATAAACCATGAGCAATTTTATTTACAGTTACAGTTGGACTAGTGTTGGCTGTTGTAAATGTTGCTCCAGTAATTGCAGTGTCTAATGGTGTGATATCGTAGAATGCATTTTCATAATAAATTATTAAAGCCTTATTAGTACCTATAGCTGAGTATCTTCTACCATCTAAATCAGCCCAAACAAGTTGATCTCTCGCTGCACCAACTAGTGTATTTGAAGTTATTTGTTGCCAACCCCCTATTTTTTCTGGCAGACCATATCTAAACCTAACAAAATCACCATCAGTCCACTGACCTTCTGCTCCAGTTTCTGTGACTTGCTTATTAAATCCCGGTCTAATCTGTACGTTTGTTAAAGGCATGCAGACATTATATCATTTATTTGAAGTATATTAAATAACTCTGCTTAAAACTATTTCCACCAACGACCTGTTTTAAATACAGTTAAAGTAGTCCTTTCTCCTTTAGTTACAGGAGTGACTTTGTGTAATATATAAGAAGGAAAGCATACAAGAGATCCTGGCTTATCAAATTCTTTAATATGTAAAGGTTTACCATCAAAAAGCATAAACTTTCCTCCAGTATATTCTTCCTCTGAAACATTTATAAGAGTAGTTAATTTAATAGTATAGTTGTGATTAAAAGATTCACCATCATAATGCCATTTATACTGACCTTTATTAGTATATTTATTTTGAATTACTCCATCATTAATATTTTCATATATATCAAACCCAAAAACTTTTCTATTTATATCAATAATAGTGTGTTCTACGTTTTGAATTTTAAGTATTTCTAAAAGAGGTATTTTTTTTGCAGTAGATGTTTTTAAAGTATTTGCTTTTTCTTTAAAATTATCTGGTGTATTTTTATATAAATTATTTATATCTTTTATTTGCTTATCATTTAAATAGTTATTTATGCAACAATATTTAGATTTCATTTTTAAATTATAGTAATTTAATACAACTATCTCCTTCGCCAAGATACCCAATTGGGTAAAAATTAAAAGCTAATGTGTGCCTTATTTTTTTACTATTATTTTGCATAACTTTATGGTGAACTTCGGAAGGAAAAAATATAATTTGCCAAGGTTTTGGATCAATAATCCATTCTGTTGAATTATATAAATTTTTTTCACTAACAGAAGGTTTAAATGTTTGTTTTTCAAAATTTATAAGACTTGTACCTCCTTGATCAGGGGACTGATTAAAATATAAAACACCTGTGTACATTGAATGAGAATGATTGTGATACTCAGAATAAAAGTTTTTTTTTGTAGAGGTGATCCAAGATGTTGTTAATTTAAATTCATTCTCAGTATATTTTAAAACATTATTTTTAAAAAAATTAAATCTTTCAAGTATCATTTTTTTTAACGGCTTTAATTCAAGCTCCTCTAATACATGTAAATTTAATGTTCTACAGTTAGTCAGTAGATTTTTTTTAAGATCCAATGTCCATTTTAAATTTGAATTTTTAATAAATTTATATAACACTATTTTTAAATCATCATCTGGCTCACAATTTGAAACATACAACGGCTTAGAAAACAAAGGTAATACTGCGTAACTATCTTTATTATTTTCCATGTACATGCCTGTTATTTTGTTTTGTAAAAAATATTAATGTCATTGTATTATTAATTTATTTAAATTATCATTTCCACCAATTGTTCCTTTAAAAAATGTATTAAACGAAAGACTTATTCTTGTATGCGAACCTTTTTTTAAATCTACTTGATGATCAATATAAGAAGGAAACATAAAGAGATCCCCTGTTTTTACAGCAAACCAAGAATTTTCAGCGTTCCATGTATTATATTCTACTTTAGGTTTTATTAGTTCTTTAGGTTTTTCACTAAAAAATTTAATTCTATCATTTTTTTCATCACAATCAAAATACAATACTCCAGATACTATTGAGTTAGGATGATGGTGTCTGTGATGATATTCATTTTCTTCAGTATAATTTAACCAAGATTGAGTTATGTTAAGTTCAATATCATCTTTTGTACAAATAATATTATTTAAATAATCCTTACAACTTTTTTCTAATAAAGTTTTTATGTCTACAAGCTCTTGATTATTTAATATATAAGTATTTTTTGAAAATTTATTTCCTTCATTATTAATGCAGTGGTTTTTTTGTTTTAAAACAAAATTGAATTCTTTTTCAGTAAATTTTTTATTTAAATTTGATACGTAAAGAGGTGTTGGGAATAAATTATATATCATTCTTCTCCATATATATATTTGCTATTTGTGTTTGTAAAAAAAGTTGAAGTTAAACTAGGATACATTATATACTATTTCTAGAATTAACCTAACACACTTATCTGTATTAGGCCAAATAAAATAAGATTGATTTCTAGGAAAAGAAATAAATTTATTTTCCACTGAAGATATTTTATCTGTCCCTGTTATTTCTATTTTTGAATTGTTAGTATTAATGCATAATAATCCTCTTAAACTTTTATCATTTAAATTAATTTCTTCGGGAGAAAAAAATTGTTTTTCAGAATCAATATCAGGAAAATTAAAAGTTAATCTAGAGGAAACTACATTTTTTAAATTTAATTTTATCATTATAGAAGGTAATATTTTATCCACATAAAAACTATGTTCTTTTTTTAAATCCAAGTTATGAATTAAATTATGAACAAAATGGTTTTTTTTATTATTTTCCCTATACCAAGGAAAATTACTATTCATAATAATTCTTGATATATCCCAGAAAATATCTTCATTTAAAAAATTATTTTCAACTCTTATAGTCATCTTTGTCTACTCCAGTTACGGCTGTTTCCTCATCCGTTTTTAAATTTTTTACTTCATCAGTAAAATTATTATTAAATTCTATGACCATCGCCATAAGTACATTTCCAAAATGCCTTAGTCCTTCAGCTGTAAAATGAATGCTCTTTTTATTTTTTATAATTTCTATTTCTTCTTCACTAAAATTTAAAGTACAAGAACCATCTTTTTTTTGTTTAAAATCCATGTTTACTTTTCTAGCCCCCAATAAACTCTTTTGTCTTTTTCAAAAGATTTATTATTTCCAGCTTCATCGACATAGTGAATAAAAACTTGTGCATACCAATCTCCTTTAAATTCTTCCCTATGATGCTCTAACTCACATCCTAAATATATAACAGCATCGCCAGGGTTTAAATCAATTTTATTTCCCTCCATGTAAATTGGCCAATCTGTTCCATCACTTCCTATATTAATAGTTGCGCTTATTTCACAAGAGGGCCTATCCTTATGTTTTTTTAAATCAGAATATTTTGTATACATTCTCCAATAACTATAAGTAGGTAAAAGTTTTTTCCCTGTCTCATTTTCCATAATATCTTTTTTCTTTAACATTATAGATTCCATTAAAGCATCTCCATAAAAAAAAGAATTTGGAAGAGATTTTAATTTACCACTAATTTCATCAAATTTTTTTTGATTAACACGATGTTTCATTTCACAATATAAATTGCATATTTCAATTTCATCTTTTGATAAAAAGTTTTCTATTTTTTTATATTTAAAGTCTTTACCTATAATGTCCATAATACAACTGAATACCTTGTTCCTTTCTTTATTGGTTTTACTGCATGTGGATATAGAAAATTACTTGGCCACACAATCATTCTATTAGCTTTTTTTTCAACTATGATCTCGTTTGGGTTCCCTGGAAATTTAAAACAAAGTTCTCCTCCTTCATAGTCATCATTTAAAAAATAAATACAACTAATTGTTCTTGGAACCAAAGATCCGTGATCAACATGAAAATCATATTTACCATTTTTTTCATATTTTAAAACTTGCATTTCTAATAAATTCCCTGAAGATAATATATTATTATCATTTGAATATTTTTTTAAAGCTTCCTTAAACTTAAAAGAAAGATAATTAGCCCAAAAAACATTT